TCCCGCCCCTACAGGGTCTTGCTTCACTACCCATGGGTTTGGCTCGAGCGTGGCAGACGCAGAGCCTTCGGGGAAAAAGGATGTTCCCGCGGCATCCCAAGTCAGGTCCGGAGCAAAGCTAATTTTATTGTTATCGTCCGCGATAACATCTGGCTGTGTAGCCAGCTTCAAAGTGTCTTCAAAAAACAAAAAAGGCGCTTCTAATGAAAGCAGGCTGTACGCCCTATTTATGAACTTGTCAATTCTGTCGTTGGCTTCCTCACTGTTTTTGGGGCCATAGTCCGCCTGCGCGTACATTGCGTTTCGGATGTCTGTCAAGTTCATATATCACCTCATAAAAAGGGGCGGAGGGCCTAAGCTCTCTCCGCCCCTACACTACCACCAAGTAGTCGTAACTTCTACAGTTTCAGTAAAGCCGAAATGGGCGCTGGAGAACCGCCGTCAGACGAAAGCGCAACGCCGATTGCGGAAGTTATGTCAGCGCCAGCTCCACTGAGCCCTGTGACCATAGCGCCGATTGAAGCCGAAACAACAATTGGTTCCCCAACATTGACACTTCCATCGCCAACTACAGTCACAATTCCTGACTTGCATACAAATCCGTAGCTATTTGCGTCAATAACGACTTCAGCAACGCCTAAGACGTTCACTGGGTTCGTTGGAGATGCTGCAGCGCCTGCACCCTCAAATGGAAGGCCGCCTAATGCGTTGCGAGTGACCACATTACCCGGAGTAATAGGTGCTCCTGCTTTGATGTAGACGTAGGTTTTAAGACCTTTGTCTCCATCAGGAACAACCAATTCAAACCCCAAAGGAGCCTGAGCAGAGGTTGTGACTGTTGTTGAGCTGATTCCAGCCGCTGATGTAAATCCAGACATGTTAGCCTCCTATGGTACTGCAGTGCCGGTGACAGCACCGTTTGCACGAAGTTGGTTAGTGTGAATGCCCATATTCAAGACGATCTCGTAACGGAAGAGGTCTTGCTCAGGAATACGGAAAGGACCGCGTACTGAGAAATCACCCTTGGTTTCGCGATTAGCATCATGACCCAATGTGTAGGCATACCAAGTAGCGGTGTTAAGGAAGTAAATAACACCGTTGTTAGCAGGACCAGGACCGGGGATGACACCTTGGTTCCAAGCGGCATTAGTGATGTCAATGCTGTCTTCAAGGTAGAAGTCTGCATCGAGGAACTTGACTCCCTGTCTGATTTGGCGAGGCGCACGATCGCCATCTTTAGTTGAATCAGACATAATGCGAACCTGCTCATCCAAGCTGTCAAGGTAGTTGAGGTAAGATGCCTCATCTCCAAGAAGAAGGTCAACAGGACCCATCGTCTTCATCTGACGAGAACAACGGAAGTAAACTTCACGCATGAAGCTACGTCCATTGTCGGCAGAGAAGTCTGGAGTCGGAAGAGAAGCGTACTGGTTGTACCAACCACTAGTTGTTCCTGACTCTAGACCAAAACGAAGATTGGATGCACCAAGGCCAGCACCGGCTTCCTGTTGAGCGCGAGTACCAAACTTAATTGCTCCAGATCGAGCAGCACCGTTCGGGCTGTAAGTGGTTGCACCATTCAACGTGATGAATCCACCAACGCCTGTGCCTGTTCCCTGTGCGAACTGCTCTGCAATGCGCTCGTGGAAGTCAGCAAGGGCTAACTCTGGGTAATGTTGGATGATTCGTGCAAGGTCCATTTCGCCGTTGGCTTCTGCAAGGTCCTTACCGGGAACGTCAAACGCATAAATCAAACGAGGCGCGTATGTGTCACCGCGTGTTGCGTTTTGGTTCCGGCCACCTGTGATAACCTCAGATCCTGTCACTACTTGAGTAACGGTACCAGGTCCGCCGGTCACTACCGCAAATTCACGGAATGGGCCTTTTAGGACGCTTCGGTCCATATTTCCTTTATTGATCACACGGTCAAGGACCGGGTGCCATGTTGCAAAAAGTTCAGAGTATGAAGGCATCAGCTCTTGTAGAGCGGTAGCCAACACATCTGGACTGATTCCAGTTCCTACTGTAGGCATTTCTATCTCCTAGCGTTTTTGAGTGCTCTACGAGCCACAATCATTCTTTTGTCATCTAACGTTGACGTTTCATTAATGTCCATCATCTGCTGCTCAGGTGAAGAACGTGTGGTGGCTCCAGAGGTGATCTTCGCCGCAGGACGAGGATTCGCTTTCGGCGTTTGCCTAACAGCGTTCTCTGCCAACCGTATTGCGTATTTATCGGGAACGCCATCCCGTTTTGACTCTATAGCAATTCGCATTTGCTCCTCACTAAAGCCAAGAACCTTTACAGCAGACTCGGGCTCCCAATCATTTTCAATAAGCAGGCCAAGAGCCTCTCTCATTTCCTGATTTTCGAAAATCTCTTTGTGCTCTCGCTCAAAGTTGTCGGCCCACTCAGAGGCCTCCTGCATTTCGAACTGCTCGATTTGCTGTTTAAACTGTTCAAACTCTTGAGAGACTTGCTGCTTTGCAGCCAAAGCCTCCTCCAATTTAGTTTGGAATTCTGATACTCTTGGGTCTTCCTCTCCAACCATAAGAGCGTCATTAAGACGGCGCATTTGGTCAAGTTCTGACTCAATAGAAGAAAATCTGTTGTTGTAGATTGACTCCATGCGACCATGCATTCCGTGATACATCTCTGGCAGGTCATCAATACCGCCATCCCAAGCCTCAAAGTCAAACTCGGGAAGTACCGGCTCTTCATTGACGACCCCTTCTGGTTCGCCTGATGCCACTTCGGTTTCTGCCTCTACAGGAGAGGGAGCCGCCTCGGTATCCGGGGCAACGTCAGAATCAATAGCAGGAGAAGAAGATTCAGCAGCCGGTTCGACTGCGGCCCCCTCTAAAGCTTGGGTGGATTCATCACTCATTTATTTTCCCTTCTTATCGTTAAGGGCCTTACGCGCTGCAGATAGCCGGATAACACTGACCTTTGGCATCATGCGGTTCATTCCGAGCTCTTCCTCGATGTCTTCAAACTTAGATGACTTCATGTCTTTGGAGTCTTCTTTTTTAACAAGCTCCCATCCATACTCATCCATTTTCTTTTCAGCCTCTTCGATGGAGGATGCCTCTTTCATTAGACACTCAATCATCTCATCGCGAGAATATTCTTTCTTTTCGTCCTTGTCGGACTTCTCGGACATTTCTTCGGACATTTCCTCAGACTCTTCCATTTCTTCATCGTACGCCATAGTGTGCTCCAATCTTCAAATACATGAATTTACAAATCCAGTCAACGATTTGCCGTATGCTTTCGCTTCTTAAGAAACTTACCACGATCTTCATGGTCGCGAAACCCCTGCTTCTTTGCTTGAGCATCGCAATGGTTTCTAACCTTATCGTAATGATCGCGATACTTCTTTGAGTTTTTATTTAGAAACTCGGCATTAGGGTTGTCTTTTTTGTATTGACGATATTCTGCATTCGTCTCAAATGACTTCTTGGTTTGACAGCCGAAAGATAATTTTTTATCAAACACTGCTCCAATTGTTTTTACCGGAGACACAAGGCGCACTGCAGGTTTTCCGCATGCGCATTTGATAGAATCGATTTCAGACAAAGGCACAAACACTTCGCTTTTGCCGCAATCTCCAGTACATCTGATGTCGTATAAAGGCATTATATCCCCAGTATTCCGCGCAGTTCATTAGGAAGAGTGTTGCCTGCACCGCCTGATTCAGTCGGAGCAGATGGCGGCTCAAGTCCCGGAGGCATGCCCCCAGTAGCAATTGTGTCCGGTGACGGTTGAGCCGCCGCAGCCGACTGTGTTGGTGCCTGCTGCATCTGCTGCATCTGCGAAGCCATCTCGGCTTGCTTCTGCTGCATTTCTTCTTCCGAAACTCCGATGTCTTTCATGTTCAATAGGTCAAGAAGCTTTGAAACAAGTCTGTTTTTATCTACGTTTGGAGCCTGCATTAGCACAGGCAAAAACGATTGGATGCTTCTGAGCTGCGCTAACTTGTTGTTTTCTGCAGGACTGTATGCAATCGCCTCATAATCGTAGT